TTAAAGTTTCGGACTTTAACTTACTTGGCTATGACCCATTGGAGTCTATCAGATTTGATATGGCGGTGTAAAAGTTATATAACAAATATCATGCAAGTAATGATATTCTTCTTTTCTATTGAATCGATCGTATAAATAGCAACGAATGACATATGTCTTTTTAAGAGGAGAAACTAATGGAAGAAGATTTTAGGTGCGAATGCTGTGATTCTGAATTCACAATTAAGCATTACAGCGAAGAAGGTGATGTGGTGTTTTGCCCATTTTGTGGAGACACTTTATCAAAAGAAGATAATCCAGATTGGGAAGACTCTGATGATTCAGACGACACCGATGATTGAAACTGGGTTAACTAATATCATGTTTAGTATTGGTATTTCTGTTAAGTCGTAATATAAATACTCATCTAAGGAGATGGGTATGTGGTTCTATAACGAAACAGAGTTTACTTCTAGCATGGTAGGTGATTATGCTGGGTTTGTTTATGAAATATTTGATAAAGATACTAAAAAAATCTATATAGGTAAGAAGAAGCTAATAATGCTTCGAACTCTTAAACCCCTAAAGGGTCAAAAGCGTAAAAGACGAGTAATATCTGAATCTGATTGGATGAGTTATTACGGGTCTAGTGAAGAAGTAAAAAAGCTTGTAGCCGAATTCGGTCCAAATAGGTTTGTGCGTAAGATTATACGATTATGTAAAACTCCTGCAGAAATGAGCTATTACGAAACAAAAGAAATTCTGCTACGAGATGCTCTACTTAAACCAAACCAATATTATAACGCATTTGTGGGTGCTAGGATAAATAGAAATCATCTTAAACATCTGTTAAATTCTGATTGACATTTTTACCATATTGGATTATAATTAATTATGATATTTGTTTTCGGGTCAAATCTTTCTGGTATACATGGTGCTGGAGCCGCTAAATATGCAGCAAAGCATTATGGCGCGGTTTACGGCGTTGGCGAAGGCATGAGCGGAAAATCGTATGCTCTTCCAACTAAGGGTATCAATATTTCCTTTATGACTTTGGCTGAAGTTAAACCTCATATTCAAAAATTCATCAAATATGCTTATGACCACCCAAATGATAAATTTCAGCTCACTCAGGTTGGGTGTGGGCTTGGAGGTTTTAGGAAAGAGGAAATAGCTCCTCTATTTATAAATGCTTCATCAAATATATATTACGACGAAGCATGGAAAAGTCTTTTACCGCAGAGCGCACAGTTCTGGGGAACATTTTAATTCAAAATCAAGGAAACCGATATGCAAAATACGCCATTCCCTCAACCTATTTGTGATCAAATTTGGAATGGAAAGTACAGACTTATTACGTCCAACCCAGAAATAAAAAATGACAATAGCGTTAGTGACACGTGGACTAGAATTGCTACTGCTTGTGCTAATTCTAATTTAGAGGTTTATGGGGCGCCAAAGCTTCCTAAAAATCTTAATGTTTATAAGAAGAATTGGGAAGATAAATTCTATTCGAGCTTAGAAGATTTTAAGTTTCTTCCAGCTGGACGAATTACCGCAGGTGCTGGATCTAATAGAAGTGTGACATTATTCAATTGCTATGTTATGGGAACTATTCCAGATTCCATGGATGGTATTTTTGATATGTTAAAAGAAGCAGCATTAACCATGCAGCAAGGTGGTGGCATTGGTTACGATTTTAGTACTCTTCGACCTAAAAATTCACCAGTGAAAAAACTTGATGCAGATGCTTCTGGTCCGGTTTCATTCATGGATATTTGGGACGCAATGTGTCGTACTATTATGAGCGCTGGTGGTAGAAGAGGCGCTATGATGGCAACCATGCGATGTGATCATCCTGATGTTGAAGATTTTATTACTGCTAAGAGAGATTCAAAACGTCTTCGGATGTTCAATTTATCAGTACTAGTGACTGATGCTTTTATGCATGCGGTTGAGTCTGACTCTGAGTGGGTGCTTATGCATGAGCACGCTCCAAAAGTTCCAGTCGTTTGGGGTGACACCACCAAACTTAATGGAAAGCACTTTTATAAGATTGTTAAGGCTCGTGATTTGTGGAATCTTATTATGGAGTCGACTTATAATTATGCTGAGCCTGGCGTATTATTTATTGATCAAATTAATGATATGAACAATCTTTCTTACATGGAACGTATTTCTGCAACTAACCCATGTGGAGAACAGCCGTTACCACCATATGGCGCATGCTTGCTTGGATCCATAAATCTTCCAAAAATGGTGATCAATCCATTTAGCCCAGAAGCTCAAATCGATATGAAATTATTAGAAGACACAACCCGTGTTGCTGTGAGGATGTTAGATTCAGTTATTGATATATCAAACTTTCCATTGCCTCAACAATTAGAAGAAGCTAAGACTAAACGCCGGATGGGACTAGGCGTTACTGGTTTAGCTGATATGCTTATTATGTTAAAACTTCGGTATGGTTCAACTGAAGCCGCCCTATTAGCCGAAAAAGTAATGAAAGCTATAACCATTACTGCTTATCAGGAATCGATTGAATTAGCAAAAGAATTTGGTCCATGTCCCGCTACAGACACTCCAGAAAGACGACAAAGCTTTATTGAATCCGGCTTTATGAGAAACATGCCAACTGAAATAAAAGAAAACATCATTAAGTTTGGGATCAGAAATGCGCTATTAACATCTATTGCTCCAACAGGAACTATTAGTATCTATGCCGGTAATGTATCTTCAGGCATAGAGCCAATTTTTGCTACAAGCTATATTCGTAAAGTTTTAGAAAATGATGGTGTTACCCGTCGAGAAGAATTGGTAGAAGATTATGCTGTTAAGTTATATGGAGAATTTTGTGATACTAATGGGTTAGACAAGAGCCTAATTCCAAATTGGTTGGTTACTGCACAAACTCTTAGCCCTCAAGATCATTTAGTTATGCAAGCAGCTATACAAAAATGGGTAGATTCATCTATATCTAAAACTATCAATTGCCCAATAGATATATCGTTCAGCGACTTTCAAAACATTTATATGTCAGCTTGGAAGATGAAATGTAAAGGTTGCACAACATATCGGCCAAACGATGTGACTGGCTCAGTGTTATCTGTAGAGCCTAAAAAGAAAGAAGATACGTCTAGAATATCATCACCCGAACCTTTGGTTCGCCCTCAAGATCTTATGGGGCATACTTACAAACTCAAGTGGGAAAATGCTAACATCTATGTTACTATCAACGACTATACGGATGATAGAGGTAGAATTATTCCGTTTGAGATTTTTATCAACTCAAAGGAAATGGCACATTTTCAATGGACAGTAGCACTTACTAGAATGATGTCTGCGGTGTTTAGACGCGGTGGAGATATTTCATTTGTTATTGATGAACTTAAGGGAGTATTCGATCCAAATGGCGGAGCATTTGTAGGTGGTAAATATATACCATCATTTATAGCTTTGTTGGGACAGGTTCTTCAAACACACTTGGGAAACATCGGGTATCTTGAAGTATCTTTAGAAAGTGTGAAAGAAATACCTGCCACTCCTGCACCAGTAAAGAAACCTATTCAGTGTACTCAGTGTAAGGGATTTAACGTTAACATATCATCTGGTTGCCCAACATGCGGCGATTGCGGATATAGCAAATGTGGTTAAACATGTTGACATTACCAATGTGTTGTGATATAATAAAAATAGGAGTTAGAAATGCAGCTCAATGATAAAATACGTCTTCTTGAGAAACAATTAATTGAGGAATATGATTATGTCATTAGGTGAAATTATTGGTAGAACTTTAGGTGTTACATGGTTACTTATTATAATGGCTTCATTAAGTGAGATTATTGATCCGGGTTGGGCTCTTATTATGTTTGAGCTTATGATTGTTGCATTTATTTTTTCAATACCAGTTTTCGCATTTATCTTTGTTGTGAAATTTCTTTCGCAAAGCTATTCTGCGCTTGAAAAATACAACAAAGAAAAGTGATCTTACCTATTAACATTTGACCTCATAAGTAATATCTAGTATATCTTATAGTATAAGGAAAGGAATTTGTGCTGCAAGATCTTGAAAAGATGACTCCTGAAGCCGCTTATGAGTACGCTGCCGATGTTATCAAAGATCGGTGGCTTGAAGGTGAATTGATCATTATAAGTGATCCGGAATAGGCTTATCAATATGCCCTTGATGTTATCAAAGGTCGCTGGCCTAAAGCTGAAGTAACTATTATGAGTGATCCTAATTGGGCTTGTTGGTATGCTTGCTCATTATGTCATTAAGGATCGTTGGCCTGAAGCTGAAAAGATCATCATGAGTAACCCTGAAACTGCTTACAAATATGCTCGTGACGTTATCAAAAGACT